TACACCGGACATATTATCTAACCAAGTTAGATATATACACGGTAATAACGGTCATCTAGTTATGAGCACGGCTTCTGGAGTAAACTATAGAGGGCCAGATTTATATTATCAAAGGGCAGAAGGGCATACTAAGTTAGCTCGTAAGGTATTTGTAACCCCCAGTGGTAAGATATACTATACTACATGGGATGGGAATAAGTGGCGTGTTAATATAAAGAATGCAAATAATCAGGATTGGGACCAACCAGACAAGTTTTATGAGACTGGTACGTTCCTCATCAACGCAGGCGTAGATATACTGGATATATTTGTAACGGAAGGAACTTCAGATAGTGGTGTGAACAACACCATATTTGTGGCTACTACCAGCGGAATCTTCGTAATAGATGAAGAAATTGACGAAGGTACCACTTACTATACAGCACAATAAGGGGTATTTACAATGGCAGATATGGTAAAATCAGTTGAATTCATAGAGATAACACAGGGCACCGGCTCTACGTTGTCGACCATAGATCTAACCAAGGGACAGAACTATCAGAATTGTGTGCCCTTCATGACTTTACATGGCGGGCAGGATTATCAAGATAGTCATCTGACTGATATATATTTCGGCGGGACTGTAGCGTCCGGCGTAATAAATTTTCAGAGAGCTACCACTAGATCTACTAATATATACATTAAATGTTTCGTAGTTGAATTCGAGCCCGCTGAAATTAAGGTGCAACAAGGTTCGTTCTCATCTCTGCCAGGTGGAACTACTACTAATTACACTACCCCCTCATCATTTACACAGAATAAAACTGCTATGAAACATTACTGGAGATCTTCTTCAGGCAATAGACGTTGGGATACGTGTATGGTCAGAGGAAGGGTGGATTCTGGCGGAACATATGTAGATATGTACCGTAATGAGGGGTCAGGGACAGTCTCTGGCCACTATTTTTTGTTTGAGGACATAAGTGCCACTAACGAACATTTTAATGTTACACATAATTCTTCTTCTTTTACTGGCACTGCACAAGATAAGAGGCCAGCAGGTGCTACTTCGGACCGAAATGACCCCACCAAGACCTGGGTTATATTTTCCTGGGCCCCTACTGACGACGGTTATTATTGTGACCGTAGTACAGTAAGAGTTTGGTCCTACTTTAAAACTTTTTGGCGATGTGATAGAATCAATTCCACCGGAACTATATACCCATCATGGCAACTTATAACCTTTAATGACGATAGTAAGGTATATATATCAGATCAAAGGGAGTTAAGCTTAGGTGCCTCTGGAGTCACTACAGGTGTTTGGAATTTTAATCGACCAGTCAATTTAAACAAGGCCATGATAGTCACAAACGGCCATGTGGCACGAGGTACGACCACCGCTACTACTCAGATAGATTCTTTGTGGGTGTCACACAAGTTCAACAGCACCACCCAAGCACAGAGGCAAAGAAATTCAGACGGCGGTGGTAATACTAGTTACGAAGGTGCAACTGTAATAGATTGGGGCGGTATAGTGATTAACACAGGAACCAATCCCTCCCCACTTGACCCAGACATAACACCAGTTAAATCAGTAGAGACTTTTAGAATATATAATTATACTTATTGGGACTACTACGATCTAACTAAAGGGCAGGACATATCTAACTGTGCGGTATTCGCAGCATCTCGTGGTGAGGGCTGTAGTCAGATACGAGAACATAAATGTGTAACCTGGCTGAGAGAGCCAGGAGTTGCAATAACCCATAGAACAGATGCTACAGGGGATGCTTATGTGGACATAAGTGTGGTGGAATTCTATCCAGACCAGGTTAAAGTGGAATACGGGGAGTTTACAAATTGGGGCAGCACAACAGAAACTATGACGTTGGCTAGTGGGGTTGATACTTCTAAAGCATTCATACTAAATAACTGGGAACAAAATGAAGGGACTTGGTTCAGTAGAAGTTCTATTAGATCTAGATTTGTGTCAAGCGGCGACCAGGTGGAATTCTATAGAAATGATGCTGGAAATTCAGTTCACGGTGTTTACTGGGTAGTAGAGGATCTAACTGGGAATTGGATAGACGTATATCATAATACAGGGAATGTAACTACTTATAGAAATGTGTACACGCCTTCATGGGGGTCTTATTATTCTAGATTTGAACTAGGATCATATGCTGTTTCGACAGATAACTATTACACAGATAGAGCAACTGCCAGGGTTGGTCATACTCCTAGTGGTCATAGAGTATTCACCAATCGTATTACTAATGCTGACACAATGTATTCACATGTTCAAGTTATTACGTTTCTAGATAACAGACGGCATTTATATCTATACGCTCCTACTCTTGACACCGGAGAGTCGCAAGAAACTGGAACTATACCTACTAGACACTTAGGAAATGAAGATGCCTGGACTGTTTTTAATGCAAGTTTAAATAATGTTGGTCGCACCGATGGCACCGGTTCTAATGATTTCCGCGGTGCTTTTCATGTCTATAGATTAGTAACTAGTAATACCCAGGTGGAATGTTCTAGAGATACGCCTGCCGGAACGAACTTAAATCCTTCATATGGCGGATTAATAGATTGGATTGGTTATGCTCATCCAGACGCTGATGAGAAATTTAATTCATTGGTAAATACTAGTAACCCTACTAATTCTCTAGTCAGAAATATACATCATATTGAAGGCACCACAGGTTCAGTCAGATATAACTATCTACCCAATGGTATGAACGCTGATAATTGTGTGCCGTTCGCTAGTTGGCGAGCAGGCGCCAGTAATGGCTACCAGGTTTATTTACAGAGAAAGTGGCACATGGACACTGTGAATAGTGCTGTGATAGGTAGTGCTGAGGCCGCAGGTAGTGGCGGTACCACAGACGAGTCTGTATACATAGTAGAGTTTGACCCGCGACAAGTAAAAATTCAGAGAATTGAATATGTGTTTACTGGTACCAGTGCCGCAGTAAATATACCTGAGGCGGTAGACCTAACTAAAACATTTATGCAATTCCACATGGTTTCTGATGACTGGGGGGCTTACCAGAGTAGAAATAAGGTTAGGGGTAAGTTTACCGATTCTTCTACTTTACATTTCCAAAGAGAAAACAGCGCTAACGCTGTCATGGTAAGTATTTATATAGTAGAATGTTTACAAGACCAATGGTATGTATCTCACGTCGTTAATGATACTAGCGCGGGCAGTAACACTAATTTTTATGACTACGCTAACTTTAGTGGTGGTTGGGGACAACATGTTAGATTTCTAATTGGCTCCTATACTCCTACTACAGACAACTATTATACAGACAGAGCAAACTATAGATTATACCCAAGACAAGACCACGGAATACAATGGAACAAATCTAGCAGTGCTGATGCTTTATATCGCCGCGCTTGTGAAGTTATACAGTTTAACCCCGCTTACGGTATAAGAAATGGCGGTTATTGGACTGATTTATCCAGCGGTGTAACATCAGAAACTAAAGGGTCTATAGGTCATTATTGGAATATGGACAGATCTGTAGCTTGCATGTCGATGGTAAGTAGCCAAGGCAGCGCCGATGGTACAGGCGCTAATGATAGCAATGCCAGCTGTCATAAGGTAGTACTAACTGATAGTAATACAGCCACCATAACAAACTATAATGGCGGTAATTCTAGTTGGAATTGGTTTCAATGGATAGAGTGGCCTGAGTATAAGACTCATTATTTCGAAGGTACTATTACTGAGAGAGACGTGCCTATATCTAGACCAGTAGCATGTTTTAGAGCAGACACTAATGAGCGCGTGGACTACACGGTGTCAGCCAGTGGTACTGGCTATTATAGATTAGAAACTTCTTATAGTGGTACTCATTATATAGTATGTCAGGACGATGATCTACCAGTGGACTACAATCACTTAGTGCTTGGTAAAATGGACCCATATCCAATTACACAAGACACTGTATGGGGAGATGGATACGATGGCGGAAGCATATAGCCCACCAGAGGCAAACAACGCAAATATTAATTTTGATATAGCCGGGTACAGTCCGCCTGAAGGTAACCAAGCTGACATGGACTTCGCTCTATCTGTATATTATGTACTGGCAGGTTTCTCTAATATATTTACAGGTATCTGGGCTGACCCCGACGCCAGCCTAACAAACGGTAAGGTATATACCATGTCTTGGGGACCTGGCACAGCACTGAGCGTTTTAAATTTAGATGATAAAAGATTATACGACCACTATACTCAGAATTATGGCGGCCGCGCAGAGGAGACTCTGACTAATAACGACACAAGAGATTTGAATGTAGACACACCATAAGGAGAATAATATGGCCTGGTTAGCTGGTTGGGATAATAGGTTAAAATACACAATAGATCATGAGAGAGTAGACGAAGATCTAACTGATTTTCCTGTGAGTTTGACATTGACGTCTGGCTCCGGCCGTAATAATTTCAATGCTGGTATAGTTTTTGATGAACTTATTTACACTACGGGTAGTGGTGTAATATTCGAAGATGATTTTACAGGAAGTAACGGCGAAGGTTGGTATGCTGAATCTGGCACTTTAAATGTAGATCCTGCTGGTTATATGAGGATATATAATGACGGGGTAGTATCTACTAGTGGTACTTATAGCGTTACTGATTGGGAAATGACTTTTAGACTATATCAAGGCAGTAGTAACAGTGGTAATTCTGATTGTTTGCTTTATTGGAATTCTGACACACCAGCAACTAACGATTATTTTTATGTGCATCTCCAAAGATATAGTTCTATAAATAGATTCCGTTTCGGTTTCCGTATATCAGGAGTAAATACCCAGCCAGTAAGCAGTAGTAAATACAACTATAATGCTAGTGCCGGTTGGTTTTATGTCCGGGCTCGCAAAACAGGTAATGTTTTATATTTTAAACATTGGTATCAAGGGGAGGTTGAGCCTGAACTATGGGATTATATAGGGGAACATGTTGTAGCTTTCCCAACGCAAGGTCACGTGTCATTCTTGACGCGCAACTCTAATAGCTCTGGTTTTGATGATGTGGTACTTACTGATATATTAATTGCTGGGTATGATAAAAGAATAGCTGTTACTGATTACACAGGAACTAATCAATTATATGTAGAAATAGAAAAATTTAATTTTCATGAGGAGTTGGCTAATTTATGGACAAAAGTTCCCACTATAGTCAGTGGTACAGATACCACGTTATACCTTTACTATGATAAAAATCATTTAGATAATGACCTATGGGTAGGCGACACAGGCACTGCCCCAGCGATGGAAGTTTGGGATGATAACTATGTTGGTGTTTGGCACTTGGCCGGTGTGCCGGATAATACAGCATCTAGCCTAAAAGATTCCACTGATACGGGCAATCATGGTACATCTGTAAATATGGAAAATTCAGATTCTATAAATGAAGGTAAGTTTATAGGTATAAATACTGATGGTGTAAATGAATACGTACAATGTGGTAATGATTCTAGTTTACAACTAACATCTAACCTTACCGCCGAATGTGTGTTTAAGACTACAAGTCCTGCGTCTGATGCTATATTTGCAAAAACAGACTCTGGAAATTCCAAAGGTTGGGGATTTAAAATAAGATCTGATACTAATATGTTTTTGGGGTTTAAAAAGACCGGCAGTGATTACACAGGCGTTGCTGGTAATACAGCATTCAACACAGCTGACTACTACTATATTGGATTTTCATATATCGGCGACGGATCATCACCGACTGTTGTAGTTAATGATTGGTTAGAAAATATCAGTGTAGTTTCTAATGGCGGCTCGGGCGCGTTAAATGGGATAACAGATTCTAATCAAAATCTTGAAATAGGAACGGGAAATATCTTTACTGGTTCTGCTACTTACCATACAGGTCCTCTAATTGAGGCTCGATATTCAAATATTATTAGGTCAGAATCCTGGATGAAGGCCACTTATTATACAACATTTGATAACCTGATGGTTATATCTGCAGAATTCAAACCTGTTTTTACAGCGTCGGGTACTGTAACTGTAGATGCTTTATTGACAGATGGTATACCAGTCAGGCTATATCGAAGATCAACAGGTGAATTGGCAGGCTCTGACACTACCCATAGCGGCGGGCTATTTACAATAGACACACCGTACGATGAGGAGCATTATATAACAGCACTTTATACAGCTAGCGGAACAAATGCTATAACTTATGATTGGATAACACCATAGGAGATATGAATGGCGGAATATACTCCACCACCCAAAAATAATATACCATTTAGTTTTAATACTGGCGGTTATCAGTCACCTGATTTCAACAACATCAGTGCTAATTTTGATACTGGTAAAATCAAGCAACAGATGGCTAGTTTTGGTGCTGCCATTAAAGGTATTCGTACGTATCAACATGAGACCTTCACCTTCTTAAAATATTGTGAAACATACATAGTTGGGTACAGCCAACACGGCGTACAAGTGATCAAAGGTAAGTGTCATTACGGCGGTATAAGAGACTTAGGTGCTACAATTGCTGCACATGATCCAGTCAATCTGCCTGCCACTATTGGTGGTTTGGTAGCAGTTGACCTGCCAGCATATATTGCAGCGTTTATTCGTCATGGTGATGATGATTTGTCGGCAGAGATAGGTGCCCATTTACCTAGAGATCTTAGCGCTTACATAGATATGCATGACCCGGAGAATATTACTGCGTACATCCGTGGTTTTGCTTTTAGAGATCTGCCTGCATATATTACATCTATACACGAGGAAAATTTAACAGCCTCGCTCTTTGGTATACCACCGGAAGACCTGTCGGCGTATTTAAAGGTGTGGCCACAAGAAGACTTACCTGGTTTTATACATGGTTGGCAAGAAGCTGATCTAAGTGCCTACATAAATATGATAGGATTTAGAAATCTAGGAGCTATTATAGGTGGTCATAGACCGAGGAATCTAGGTGCATTAATTAAAGGATGGGTACGTGAGGCGACGTATGATTTAGGAGCGGCTGTGCATTCATTTGCACTCGAAGATTTAGGAGCGTTTATTAGAGCAACAGAAATGGCTCAGCTGCCTGCGTATTTATTTCCTGTACAACCAAGAAATATCTCAGCTTTCATACATGGTTGGCAAGAAGCTGATTTAGGTGGTATTATAAATCCAACCGCTTATCCATGGAACTTACCGGCATCTATTAATATTACTGGTGGATATACACACTTACCAGCGTCTATTGAAGGTAAGAGATTTCTAGCTCTGCCGACGGATTTGAGTGCCTATATACTAGTAACTCAAGGTGTTACCGATTTACCAGCACAGCTCTGGGCCCAACAGGCTAGAAACCTTACCGCCTATATTGATCCGGGCCAGGACATCGGTAATCTTACTGCAGAAATTTACCCAAAGAGAATACGCTTGACAGGTATCTTAGGGGTTGTTACCATGGAGCACAGTGATTTGTCTGCGACAATAAGTATACCATGTTTTTACTCTAATTTTAAAGATTTGTCTAGTTACATACGTCCTGTATATCAGAGAGATTTATCCGCCCAGATTTATCCTAAGGGGTATGTGTGGGCCCAAAATAATCTTAGCGCTACCTTTGGTTACGCAACTGATACAGTAGTAACGGACAAACTTAATATAAATATCCACATAGAACCTTTGGGTTGGAGGACAGAAGACAAGTTTAATGTTGACATAAGTGTATTCCGTAGTGGTTTAAGTTTAGGAGCGTCTATTACTGGTTATACACTACCAGTAGATCTAACTGCGTCGATAGTTGCTCGTGATGTATTACCGTACGACTTTGAAAGTTGGAAGGGCTCAGAGAAGGTCTTCGATACTTCATACACACAGGTGCTCCAGGATTATGAGGAGGTCGATATATCGTTTCAGACTATTGTGAAGGACTATTTCTACAGCTCAGGCAGCGATGTGGTTGCCAAAGTGGACAAATACACCCACTTTGTAACCAAAGTTGCATCATATTACTCACCCACCAGGAGCCGCATACTTAATAGAAAGCTACACAAGGTTAAATATTTATATGACATGCGTCATTTCGCCACAACAGATGAGGCCATGCGCTATGCTATATGGTACGTTACAACAACGCCTACGAAAGAGCTAAGTGCCTACATCAATTCAGTTGCCCCAGACGGAGACGCTGATCTAACGGCTAGAATAGGAGCCACAAGATACTTTACAGAGGATAATAATCTAACCTCTTATATTAATGGAAAGGCAACACATGATTACGATGTTATAATTGCATACACAGACGACGGAGTAGGATATTTAGAATTTTAACTTGACAAATGCAGATTGTGTATTATATTATTCACAGGAAAAAATAAAAAAAAGTTAATTTTTCCCTTGACAAATCAAAAAGATGTATTATATTACTGTTAGGCCGAACAATTCGACCGTAAAAAATTAAAGAAAGGATTTACGATATGGATTTTTCTATTGAGACTGGTGACCTCCAGAAGGCCATCAAGCTTCTAAGCGTTACTGCCAAGGTAAACGTCTTAGATTCAACAGGAATGGTTCTCATAACCGCTGGAGAGGATGGTGTTATAACATTCTTATCCAACAACAATTCCACTGCGCTGTCCTTCTCCTCTAACAAAGCAGAGGTTAGGACTCCAGGCGCCGCCGTAATAGAATACGGTAAAATCAAGTCCTTTGTGTCGTCATTCCATGCCTGGAATGATAAATACGGCGTAAAGGATTTTCATTTTGACCTCACCAACAACTTCCTCAACGTATCTGTAGTGAATACCTACGAGAATGACAAGGTTTCCAAGGGAAATCTAAAGCTTAAGGTGTATGATGTTTATACGGTGCGTGAGCCTAAAAAGTTTGGCAACCCCAACTTCGTGCTGAACTCCAACATCTTTAGAACAGCCACTAATAAAGTGCTGTATGCTATAGATCCAGGCCACAACCAGGTATTTCTACGTGGTATGAACGTGGTGTTCGCAGAGGATGAGATTTGTTTTGTTGGTACTGACGGACAGCGTCTGTCAGAATATAAGGTCAAGAATATCAGTGATTTAAGTGAGGGAATGTTCCTCCTTAGGTATGATTTTATCATGGGACTGCGCCGAGTTGTGGATTCGGAGAGCCAAGTAGCGTTTGAGTTCGAAGATCGTAATGTTAAGGCCACCTTCGATAACGTAGTTTTCTGGGGCCGTACCATTATAGGGCACGATTTTCCTGAGTATAAGCCAATTTTGTCCACATTTGAGAGTTCTATCGTGCTGGATAAGGAAGTTCTAATGAGCAGCTTACTTCCGTTCGTTGACGTTCTGAACCCAGATGATAACTACAGGCTGACATTCTCACTGTCTAAAGGTGAGATGGTTTTGAGCTGTGATGTGGCAGAATTTACCTACGACGGTGCTGTGGACTACCCAGGAGCTTTCGTGATTGATATTAATGGTCAATCTATGATACAGACAGTAGAGGTTATCAAAGACGACAAGATTACGATTAGATTCTCTGACGACGACAGTGTTTTAATATTTGATTCTGGCAACTTTGAAGACCAGAAGGCGCTTATTACTCCTATCAGGAGAAGGTAATGGATTTCGACAAGTTTTTGGGTGAGATGCAGAGGTTAATAGTCTCATCTCAGCAGGGGGATTTGTTTGGGAACAAGGCCGCACTTGCCACCAAAGCGGAGAAGGTGTGCGTTGCCTATTTAAAAGGTCAAGGATACAGTGTTGGCCCGCCATATGAATATCCTATTGAAATAGAGAGCTTAGATGTGCTTATATCTACATTCTATAGTTTTATGCGTAACATCTACCCAAAACAAATGTGGTCATATCCAAACAAAAAGCAGGACAGAGCCATAGCGAAGGCGTTTGTGGAGAATCGCATGGCGGCGGGCGGTATAGATAGAAAGACGGCACTCAAGCAGTGTGGTCTTATAGTTAAAGTTGTATTCAACCGCTCTGATGTGTTTAAGTTTGACTCTGCTCCATCGTTTGGTATCTTCGGCCAGGGAAATATGGCCTGGGTTACTGAGAGAGCAGTTCAAATAATTAACAAAGAGTTGGCCAAGGAAGAGGCTACAAGAACTGAGAGGGCAGTAGATAAAATGACCGCAAGAATAGAGAAAACCTACAAAACAGGGCATTCTCTGGAAGATCTACTGGCTATCAGCAAAAGACTGGAGGATGAAGATGGCAAAAAAGAAGAAAAATGATAAGTCGCAGGGTGATAGTCTTGATATAATCATGGCTGCTATCACTAAGAAGTATGGCGATGTTATAACCAACCTAAGTGATCATGAGGACATGATAATTCCCACTGTGTCTACTGGTTCCATTAGTTTAGATGTAGCTCTGGGGCGAGGTGGTATGGCATTCGGCAGAATTTATGAGATATTTGGCCCCAACAGTGGTGGTAAATCGACTTTGGCAGCCAATGTTGTTATTCAGGCCCAGAAACGAGGGCTAAGATGCTGTTATATAGATGCTGAACACGCAGTAGACCCACGTTTGTTTAAAGATTACGGTGTCGACACTAAGGCTCTTAAATTAGTACAGGGGTATAATGGGGAAGACAATCTTGATATTTTAGAGATGTTGGTGTCCTCAGGAGCTTTTAAAGTAGCAGTAGTAGACAGTGTCAGCTCCCTAATACCCAGTAACGAAGCAGCAGCAGAGATCGGCGACGATCATATAGCACTGTTAGCCAGGCTTATGAGTAAGGCAACAAGAAGAATTACTCCCATCGCAAATAGAGCAGGGTGTTTAATCATCTTTATTAATCAATTACGAATGAAAGTAGGTGGTTACGGTAATCCTGAGACTACTACAGGCGGTGAAGCTCTCGCATTTTACACTACTGGCAGAATTTCTATCAGAGGCCCAGAAGCTAAGGCCCGCCGTATCCCAGACCCAATGTCTGGTGAGATTATAGGCCACACTACCCTATTTGAAATTGTTAAAAACAAATTAGCCCCACCGTTTAAGAAAACAGAGATTAATTTAATCTACGGTAAGGGTTATGATACTCATTGGGAAGTGCTGAACTTAGCGGTTGATTTCGGAATCATAGATAAGAAGGGAGCGTGGTACTCTTATGAGGGTACTAATATTGCTCAAGGTGAGCCCAACGCCGCTGCGTATTTAAAGTCTGAGGAAAATGAAAAGATCTACGATGAAATCCGAGCTAAAGTCGTGGATATGGTAGGACTGACTGAGATATATGAGCAAAATAGCTGATAAAATATATGATATATTAGAGGGTATATTCCCAAGGCTTTCGGCCCCCAGAATATCTAAAGAAATTTATATAAGATACAAGGGACAGAAATTGTTCTTTGATTTCTTTATAAAAGAAATAGGGGTGTACGTGGAGGTCCAAGGGCGGCAACATACAGAGTTTGTTAAGCATTTTCACGGCGAAAAAGAGGCATTTAAGGCCCAAAAGATGCGAGATAACCTCAAGATACAGTATGTAGAGGAGAACGGGCAGTGCCTCGTTCGATTCAATTTCAATGAAAAAATAACTAAGGCCCTTGTTAAGAAGAAAATCAATAAGGTTTTAAGTGGAGAGTGTTTTTATGAGTAAATTATTAATAAATGTCCCCAATGATGAGAGGGAAGACGGCCGTACTCAGGACGCTATAAAATATAAGAAGGACTGCGACGACTTCGTCTGTCTGGAAGATGGTACCATCACCAGAGAGTGTCGTTATTGTGATCTTAGCCTCATGTGTAGGCAGATAGACATACTTCCGAACGGTGAGGCCATGCCTATGGAGGGTAATTTACTGCCCGTAGCGGATGAAACAGGAGCGATCATAGAACATCAGATTTTCTGTACTGGTATGTATGATCTAAGATCACTAAAAGAGCGAATTGAGGACGAAAAAGTTTCTTAGGGGGATTGACAAATGGATGAAGGTGTATTATCTTTTACTAAGGTTCAGCCCAGACAAGACTTAATTGATGAGATTTGGGCATTTGATGTGGTAAATTTACATGCGTTAGCTGACCCAACATTAAGTCAGTATGTTATAGCTCTAAGCCAGTGGTTAGTATATCTTAAATCTCAGGTCAACGAGACCAAGGCTCAGATTAACCAACTTAAAAGTGATTTGAATGTCATTGTGTCTACATGTATGAATGAAAAGATATTAAAAGAATACAAAACTCAAACGGCCGCCCGAGAATACATTATACGAGGCAACGCATCGTCGTCATTAATGGATGACAAACTACGTAAGCTACAGGCTGAGTTGATAAGGGTAGATGGTATAGATAGATCAGTATCAGAACTTATAGCAGCTTTCAAACGTGAGATGACACGTAGAGATAATGAGTTATATACCATTCGTAAGGAGAGACGTTAATGAATAATGTAGAAATGAAAGAATTATTCTGCAAACCAACAGATGAACGAGCCTTACTTTCGTATTGTTTTAAGGACATGGATAGCTTTTATGATCTGGTCAGTAAGATGGATGCAGGAGACTTCTTACATGTAGATCATAGCACATTATTTACACTTTTGGGGGCCCTGGCACAGCAAGATGTTAAGACATTCGATCTCCCTATGGTAATGAACACCGCCCAACAAATGTTCGGTGATCTAATCAGTGTAGGTGGTATAGACTATCTGCAATCTATAAACGAAATGAGAGTAGATCGTAGTAATTATGAGATATATCTGCAGAATGTGTTAGAAGCCAGTACTAAATATAAACTATACTATACTATACAGGATGATCTAAATAAGATCTCAGAGAACGCTAAGGAAGGACTCACCAGTGAGGACCTTATAGGCAGTATAGAGCGTAAAATACTGGATTTATCGACCGAAAGTAAGTCTATACACGAGCCTCGGGACTTGGCAGATGGCCTAAGAGAACTGATCGAGGAGCGTATGGCTAACCCTGTAGTACAGATGGGACTTTCTACTGGATTTCCCATCCTTGACAAGCAAATTGACGGGTTAGTGCCTGGAACACTGAACATCATCTCAGCACGTCCTAAGAGAGGTAAGAGTACATTCTTATCTAACGTGGCATCGTTCTTAGCTTACCTTGCTAATGAGAGAATACCTATATTATATGTAGATACTGAGATGCCATTCGACCAGTGGCGTGATAGAATCGTTGCTAAGATGACAGGGATACCCGAGCGACAGATCAAGCACGGTGGGTACAGCAAAGAGGAATACCAGAAGATTCAAGTTGCCATAGGAATCATAGAAAAAGGCAGATTGTACCATGAATTCATGCCTGGATACACCGTTGACAAGATAACAGCACTATATAAGAAATATAAACTAAAGCACAACATAGGGCTGATGATCTTTGATTACATCAAAGAGCCAGATTCTAATAGTATAGAGAGAAATCGTAAAGAATACCAGGTTTTAGGTGATGTTACCACTAAATTGAAGGATTTAGCTGGTTCTCTTAACATTCCCTGTCTTACCGCGGTGCAGGTCAACCGTGAGGGGTCAGTAGCAGACAGTGATAGGATCGTCAGATACGCTGACACCATCATGGAGTGGACATATAAGACGGAAGACGAGCAGGAGATCAAAGGGGACGCTGGCGGCCAGTACAAATTAGTGGTGAGAGAGACCAGACGTGGTGGTATGACCCCAGAAGAGGGTATTGGGTACCTATTTCACAAGACAACCCTAAGCATTAAGGAAGCAGAGCCACCAGATCAGATACATGACTACGGCGACAAGGTATACAATCACGGAGACAGCGAAGATGCAGTCAAGTAAGGAAGAAAGATGGGCAGAATTCAAGCTAAAGCTTGATTATCTCAAAGATATGGTAGATCCAAGGTATTTGGCAGAATCTATGGGGATTGTGGTCACCAGAGAAACTCCCAAAGAACTGCGAGGAAACTGTGCTGTCCATGGAGGCGATAACCCTACGTCATTTCGCTTCAATAAGGACAAAAAGACGTGGGTTTGCTTCTCTCACAAGTGCCATGATGTGTATGGCAATGATGTCATAGGATTGATCCGCGGCATGATGAAGATGGATTTCATGGGCGCTGTGGACTACCTCAGTGGACTGGTGGGGGACTTCGATTCTGCTATAGAAGCGTTAAAATATAGGCGTGAGAAGGAGCAGAAGGAGTTTATAAACAATACTAAGACAGAGCCCTACATTCATCCTAAAGTCTCCGAGGAGAGGCTGTCAAAGTACCTGGGCAACCGTTCAACTTTGTTCAGAGATGACGGATTTGACAGTAAAACGTTGGATTATTTCGAAATTGGTGGTGGATATAGGACCAGTGATGATCTCATCCGGGATGTGATCCCCATTAGAGATATAGATAGTAAGCTCGTGGCCTACAGTCTGAGGGATATTAGGCCAGATGCTGAATATGAGTCCAAATATTGGATAACTCCAGGCTTTGATAAGGATAATGTACTGTATAACCTTAATAGTATAGTGCCAGTCGATGGCCCAATCATAGTAGTAGAAGGGTTCAAGAGTGTCTGGAGACTATGGGAGTACGGCATCAAGGATGTAGTGGCCGCAATGGGCTCTAAGATCACTCAAGGACAACAAAAGCTGTTGTTTTCCAATGCATTACACGGAGCAGTGATATTTTTTGACTGTGATGTAGCAGGTATTGAGGGAGCAATGGCAGCATACGAGGCTCTACGCTATAGAATGGACGTATGGCCTGTATTTATAACGGAAGAGGGGAAAGACCCCGCAGATTTGGATAAAGATACCATATATGAGTATCTCTCTCCCTATCTTAATAGGTGATAAAATGATTGGCGAAAATTTTGTAGTTTTAACAGGAAAAGTTCACTACCCAAATCTTAAAACTGTGGGTATGAATAATAGTAGTCTGCTTAATGCTAAGATAGCTGTACCTACAGGTACTGGTAAGCATCAGTACGTCAAGGTGGCTGCTTGGGGCAGCACAGCCGAGGCAATTGCAGAACTACCAAAGGACACGTTTATTAAAGTACACGGCCACATAGAGGAGAGATCCTATGATGGTAAGTGCCGCCACTGTAGTGGGTACTCTAAGGTTTACTGGACGAACGTTGTCATCGATAACTTTATTATAGTGGAGGAGTAATTATGGCTAAGAGAAAGAAAACAGTTAAAGAAGCGCCAGCTGATCTGAATGAATGGGTGGTCGGTGATGCTCAACTTGGAACACCTACGATGGTTATGTTTCCAGCCCGCAATTTCCACTTTAGGGTGGCTAAAAACGAGCACGAGATCGTAATCCCTCGTAAGGGCAACTACCATGAGATAGCACCAGAATTCTTCACAGAAGAGGACGGCGACTTCATGGTGTATGATGAGGACAACGCAGTGATGTATCTACCTGCAATCACCAAGATTTTATTCGCAGTCAACAAGTACCCTGATTTGGAGTCAAATCAGCTGTTTGCCCCTATTGCACTGCTAATCGACGACGATGAAGTGCATATCATAGGGCAGATAATTGAAATGTTACCGCCAGAGAGAGCAAAATCTACGGCGACTAAGTAAGGAGAGCAACATGAATTGTTTTAAGTGTGAAAACGGACAGGAATCGTCATTTTTCAGAGAAGCCTTCCCCTGTGCCCACTGCACCGAGGAGAACGTGATTGAGTACAACATCTGCCCAGACTGTGGTTGGATGTGGCGCTCGGTAAACGGTGTGCCCATGGAAGATTCGCAGATGCATATCCAGGATATAGGGGATTTTGCTGGTCTTATGACGGGAGAGGCACCCCCAGAGATGTCGGAAGAAGACTCGGCTATCATGGATAATATCACGGAGCACCTAACCAAGATAGATAAGATGGAACGTGGTGAGGCATCCATGGCAGATTATGTACATAAGTGCTTACAATGTGAATCTACAGCAGTCGATGTACATGATGGAACATATAAGTGTACAGACTGTGGTTTTGAGTGGGAGGTAGTGAGATTTGAGTAAAAATTACTATGAAATATTGGGTGTAGACAAGGGAGCTGATAAGGAAGAGCTTAAAAAAGCCTACCGCGAGCTATCCAAGGAGCATCACCCTGATCGTGGTGGCGACGCTGAGAAGTTTAAAGAAATCAACGAAGCCTACTCTACTCTATCAGACCCTGAGAAACGTGCAGATTATGACAACCCCATGAGGCAGATGCCAGGGGGTATGCCAGGCGGTTTTGGTAACTTTGGCAATCCTTTTGGTGGAAGGCCCCCCTTTAGTCCACCTAATCCTAATGCACCGAGAAGAGGTAAGAATATAGTGTTGGAGCATGAAGTTCCACTGAAATATTTTATCTTTGGTGGTAAATTTAGAGTGAACTTTTCGTTCAGAGATGCCTGTCCTGATTGTCAGGGCACTGGCGCTGAGGAGAAGGAAACCTGTTCCAATTGTAATGGTATAGGCCAGATAATAGAGGCTAAACATGGTCAGGGAGTTTTTGTACAGTCCGCAAGAGCGTGTCCAGCATGTCATGGCAGAGGCTTCACAGCTAAGAAGCAGTGTGGGGCATGTAATGGGTCATCTACCCGCGGTATTGATAAGAATTTAACACTTGATATACCACCTAACATCAGAGAGGGACATGTTGTTGGGCTACAGTATGAGGGACATATAGGCCTGAACGGTGGTCCTAACGGTGATCTAATAGTCAAGTTATATATGGTTATACCCAGGGCTGAAGAGGTTACTGAGGAGCAACGTAAAGTACTGGAGGGGTTGTAATGTGTGATTGTTGTAAGTGTACAAAAGAAAAAGAACACCGCGAGTTTATGAGAAAGCTTGAACAGAGGTTGGCGCCTCGCAGAGATCCAAAACCACGAAGTTCTCGTAAACCATATCTAACTATACAGGCAGATGGTAAATCCTATGATATATTCTGTGCTAAATGTTATAGGCACGAACGATTCTTCACAGGTGGTGGTAGTTGGAGTCCAGATTTATGTGCCTGTGGCTGTGAGGATACCGTAGTATGGCATAAAATGGGTCAAATTAAGAGAATGATGGCAGCAAGAAAATATGGTAAGGACTTGGAGATATGGCAAAAAAGAAACCAATAAGTGTAGCTGCTCGTAAAGCCAAGGGTAGACGGCTACAAAAGCAAATTGCAGAGCTCATATCCAAAATCACCAATACCCCGGTGGAGAAAGACGGCGATATTGAACCGAGACCGATGGGCCAAAACGGTAGGGATGTGATTCTGCGTGGCAAAGCTAAAGAGTTGTTCATATTTCACGGTATTGAGTGTAAAAATCAAGAGGCCCTGAACATCTGGAAGGCTCTGGCACAGGCTGAGGAGCACGGTGGCAAACCCATAGTGTTCTTCAAACGAAATAGATCTGACACCTATGCAGCAATGAAGGTAGAAGACTTTTTTGAATTATACGAACTAGCATTGAAGGAGATATGTGATGGCGAAGAAAGAAATTAAAATAAGCGCAACAAGAATTAGTTCGTTCTTAGAGTGCAAGTACAAGTACTGGTGTAATTATGTAGAACATATGCCTAAGGTAGCCAGTCCTGCTTTTCGTCTTGGTACAGCAGTTCATGAGGCGTTAGAACTCGCTGGTAATATCTGGATGAAGAAAGAGAAATTTACTAAAGCCGACAAGAAAAAGATACTTGATAAGTACGAAGAGGTCTCTATTAGAGAGGGCATTCAGGACATGATCATTCACACTGAGGGAAAGAAACTCATAAACAAACGAGTTAATAGCTTTGACTTGGGTAAGATCATGGGCTTGGAGATAGAGTTTGGCTTTAGGGGAGCAGAGGATGTGACTACGGCCGATGGTGTCCCGTTGATAGGCGCCATAGATAAGGTAGTAGAGGTAGATGACGAAACCTTACTCATCGTGGACTATAAGACCTCTAAGACAGCTCCTACCGCAGATCAGATGAAGGTAGACAACCAGTTAGCAATTTATGACCTTGTGGCAAGCTATAAATGGCCCCAATACAAGCGAATTATCTTGAGCTTGGACCTATTAAAGTCTGAAATGCTGTACACCTATCGTACTCCAGAGGAAAGAGAGGCTTTCGAGCACTATCTTAAGGAATTGTATGACCAAATGAACTCTTTCACTAAGAAAGATGCCAGGGCACAGCTGAATATGTTCTGTCCGTGGTGTGATTATAAGGAGTATTGTCCTACATACGAGAAGGCATGTAAGCGGTCTGACTATAAGTTTCAGTCAGCCACTACCCTCCCAGAAGAAGAGCTTGTACAGGAGTGGCAGGACGTAAAAAGCATCAAAAAGATACTCGAAGAGCGTGATAGAGAGCTTTCTATGATACTCATGGAAAAGATCAAGCGCGAAGACTCTAACCCCACATGGGGAGACAAAGAAGTTTATATCAGACAGAATTCACGAACAATGTATGACCTTGATATAGTATCAAAAGTGATTCCACACGACAGATTGGTGAAGATGATGAATCTAAACAAGAAAGCTGTCGAGGATTACGCTAATGAGAACCCAGCAGCGAGAGATCTAATCCTCCAGTCTGCTCAGGTCAATTTCACAACACCCTTTTTGGCGACCAAAAAGGTCCGTAAGGGAAAGGAGACTAAGTAATGGCAAAACGTGGTAAAAAGAAAAAGACTCAGAAGAAATCTTGGAATGTAGATCTACCCAAGATTAAGGTGCTGGCATATTGTGATAGCCCCACCTGTGCTACTGGTTTTGGTACAGTCAGCCGAAACATTTTCGAGGGTTTACAGGCTACTGGTAGGTACCAGGTTGATGTTCTGGGAATTAACTACTGGGGAGACCCCCATCAGTTTCCATACAGAATCTGGCCCACCGGTACCAATGCTCAGAAGGACCCTTATGGCCGTAAAAAGATCTGTAGTATGATTCCACAGATGGAATACGACATCCTGTTCTTCCTACAGGACACCTTTATTATGGACTTTCTGCCGGAACTGATCCCGTTCTTGGAGAATCAGGGCAAAAAGTTTAAATCAATCTGCTACTTTCCGATTGATGGTGAGCCTAAGGAACAATGGATTAAGAACATCAGTGCAGTAGACTACCCAGTAGCTTACTCACAGTTTGGCGCTGATATGGCAAAGAAGGTGTACCCTGACGTGCCTGAGCTGGATATTATTCCTCACGGTGTCAATGTGCAGGACTATTTCCCACTACCTAAAGAGCAGGTAGAGGAATTCAGACAGAGATACTTCGGTAAACATGCCGAGAAGTTCATCTTTATGAATTTGAATAGAAATCAGCAGAGAAAAGACATTCCGCGCACAATTCAGGCGTTCGTAGAGTTCCGTAAAGAAGTTCCTGAATCCCTACTGTACCTACATATGGCACAGAAGGATCAAGGTTGGGATTTACCTGAGGTTCTTAACTCTTATGGGTTAAGCACATCAGAAGATGTCATCTTTCCGCAGAATTTCGGTCCTAATCAGGGCTATCCACGTCAGATAGTCAACATGCTGTACAACTGTGTTGATGTTGTCATCAGTACTACTCTTGGTGAGGGCTGGGGGTTGTCATGGTCTGAGGCTATGGCTACTAAGACACCGGTTATCATGCCGAGAAACACAGCTCTTATTGAAGCTATCGACGAAGACAAGGGGTACCTTGTGAACAGTGGCAGCAACCCAAGTCTGCTTACCATCCTACCCCATGACAATGAGGTTATCCGCCCACTGGTGGATGTAGAGGACATGGTAGAGAAGATGTTGGACATTCATGCCGACTACGAAGAGGCTATGGCCAGAGCAGAACGTGCTTATGAGTGGGTAACCACTGAGTTAGCATGGGGTTCTGGTGGTCCCATCGTTGATCGTTGGATAAAGATTTTCGATAAGATGTACGAGCAGTTTCAGGAAGAGATGAACGCTCCCGACGACGAGGTAGCAGAGGTCGTCAAGCAAGAAATTGAGTCAGAACAGTTCTAATTATCTAACTTTATATTAGGTAGAGGTGAGAGAATGGAAGTAATTATTAAGAACGAAAGTGGCTACGATGCCGCAGTCGAGGGTATCGGATATAGCTTCGGGATTACAGATTTTGAGCGCCTAAAAGGCGTAGCTTTTAAGCTTTGTGATAAAGACGGAGGACACAATAAGTTTTTAGAGTCCATCCAGGTCTGGATTGAAATCAATGCTGCCCGCTACTGGTGGCAGGAGTTTGATACCTACCGCGTTGGTACCACAAAACAATCAGAATCTACCATCCACACTATAGCTAAGAAACCGTTGAGCCGAGAGGACTTTGCACACCCAGTTCCTATTGAGACTATCGATCATGTAAATATGTTAATAGATCGGTACAACAAGGGCGGAGACAATAAGAAGATCTGGTTCAACCAAATCAAGGCTAACTTGCCGGAAGGTTATCTCCAGAAGCGAATGGTTTGTACAAACTACAAAGTACTGGCCAATATGATAGCCCAGAGAAAGAAACATGTGCTACATGAGTGGCATTATTTCATAGAAGAAGTATTAAATCAGTTAGAACATCCTGAACTTCTAACGAAAAGGTATGGAGGCGAAGAGCCATGGAAATAAAAGGTATAAAATATATATCACCTACCTTTGACAACTCAGGATACGCTAAAGCATCGAGGGGGAATATCTTAGCTTTACATAAGCTGGGGATTCCCCTGACTTTAAGTCCCGTATCCTTCGAACAAGCCCGCCCCGATCTAGGTGAAGACGGAGCTATTTTAGAAAGCCTGGTCAACAAACAAATCGACTACAATATAGTGTTTATTCACCTGACTCCTGAGTTCTGGAGTAAACATGTGGAGCACGAAAAGACTAATGTTGGCTACACCATCTGGGAAACTAGTAAGTTACACCCAGACTGGCCTGACTATATGAATATAGGTGGGGTTAATAAGGTGCTTGTGGGGTGTCATTGGAACAAAGAAACATTTAAATTGTGTGGTGTGGAGAAGCCCATCGGGGTGGTACCGCACGGTATAAATTTAGATGATTTCAAAGACATTAAACCATTCCCTGTAGCTGGGGTGCCGGACGATGCGTATATGTTCTACGACATCTTCCAATGGACAGAGAGAAAACATCCTCTAGCGTTGATTAAAGCCTATTGGCATGAGTTCAAGGAGGAAGACAATGTGGCTCTGGTACTTAAAACATACAGAAGTTCCTATGCGGACGCCGAAAAGGAAGCCATTCGGACCACTATTAAACGTCTTAAGATGGTCACTCCTATGGATTATTATCCTCCTATTTATCTTCTACCGAATATGTTAAGTGAGTCGGAGATGAGTGGTTTACATGCACGGGGTGACTGTTATGTGTCCCTGGACAGAGGAGAGGGCTTTGGTTTAAGTCCGTTTACAGCAGGTGCATGTGGTAATCCTATCATAGTAACAGGCTATGGAGGAGCGAGAGAGTACGCTAAGGATAACAACAGTTATCTGGTACAGTATGTGCTTACTCCGGTGTTTGGTATGCCTTGGAGCCCTTGGTACCGCGGCGATCAGCTGTGGGCCGAGCCTGATGTGCTTCACGGCGCTCAGCTTATGCGTCAGTGTTATAATAAGCAGGATGAGGCCTCCAAGCGTGGTAGATTGTTGAGAAAATACATCAAGGAGAACCTTACGTGGGATCACATAGGCGATCGTATTGTAAAGGAAATTAAAAAGATATAAGGAGCAGAAACAATGGCTATTTCTGTTACGATGGTTGCATATAACTGTAATTATCTAGACTATTGTATTGAGGCAGCGATAAGAAGTTCTTTAAAATTCGCCGATGAAGTTGTGGTTAATGAGGGGATGTCGTTCGATGATACATACGACACCCTAAAGATGCTACAAGACGAGTTTGGTAAGGACGTTGTACGTATATATAGACGTGAATGGAAGCATGATAGGGGATGGCAGGAGCGAGAAAGAAACTTTGCTATAGATAAGGCACTTGGTGATTGGATAGTTATTCAGGATGCTGATGATTTATTCCACGAGGATGACGCAGACCAGATTAAAGAGATCTGTGCTCACCCCCGCATCAACCTAATCAACTTCGAAGTACTTCATTTTTACGGCTTACCGTGCTACACTAATCCTAATCCTACATGGTATCATAGGCACGCTCGCATGGGCAGAAAGAGTATGGATTTCCGTATACGGAATTCCCCTAATGGTTGTGTGTCTGATGTATGTTTTAAGGGCAGTGCTTGTCATGGTTACAGGGGCAAGGATGCTGTTTGGCTGCCGAAGGATACGCCGATCTATCACTATGGTTGGATCAGAGACGCACGCGTAGCGGGTATAAAATTGAAGAAATTTAGGAGTTGGTATGAGGACGACAAGGAATATTTCGATGGAAAACTTGATGTAGATGTCCCATTTAACTACCAATTACTAAAATATATGAAGAATTTGGATAAGTTTGAGGGGACTCACCCGGACCCGATATACAAATGGTTCGCGTCCCGGAATAGGCTCATACAATTTAATCCAGAGACAGATGAGAAGTATAATTTCAAAGCGAATCCAAACAAAGTGGGTATGGAATTCGGGTTTGATGATTAGGAGGCTTTATGAAAGCAGCTTTAGTTGGTTTAGGATATTGGGGCCCCAATCTACTTAGAGTTTTGAATAAGCTAGGTGTATTGGCCGCCGCTTTCGATATAGATTATGAACAGACCAAGAAGTTTAGAGATGACCCCACATATAAGGGGGTATACTTTAATAATGACTGGCGAAGAGCATTAGGACGTAACGACATAGATAGTATATTCATAGCAACCCCTCCATCATCACACCATGACATTGCTATGGCTTCTTTAATGGCCCAGAAGAATGTTTTTATAGAGAAACCCATGACTGTGGATGTAGCAGAGGCTGAGGAGATATTAGATCGTGCCAAAACACTGAGAAAAATTGTTATGGTCGGTCATATATTTATGTATGTGCCAGAAGTACTTAAGATTAAAGAAATCATAGACAGCGGTGAGTTAGGTGAGGTGGTGTATATACATGCATCCCGCTTAAACTTGGGTAAATTTCAGAAGGCCAACGTGGTCTCTGATCTGGCGCCTCATGATATATCTATATTTAACTATTTATTAGGAGATAAAGTCTCTCGAGTACACGCTAATGGTTATGGATTTATAGACAAGGGTGTGGTTGAGGTCGCTAAACTTACTTTGGAATATGAGAAAGGTCCTGTGTGTGATCTACATCTTAGTTGGTTAGACCCCAGAAAGAAACGAGTAACTACTGTGGTCGGCACAAAGAAGATGTTAGTATATAATATGTTGGCTGAAGAAAAGATTAAGATATATAATAAAGGTGTGGATGTTAGAGATACTAGCGACCACGGTGCTTACATGTTGGCCTATAGACATGGAGATGTCTACTCACCATATACTGAGGTATGGGAACCACTACAGAGAGAGTGTGAGCATTTCATAGAGTGTGTCAATAAGAAAGAAGTACCGTTGACCGACGGAGTTAACGGTATAGAAGTAGTTAAGGTTCTAGATGCTGCTCTGAGGTCTTTGGAGACGGGGGAGTGGGTATGTCTGTAAGAAAGTTTAAAATATGGGGACATAGAAGGTCTGGTAATAATTTCCTGAAAGAATGTTTTCGATTAAATTTTGACGGTAAGGTGACAAATGTCCACTGGCCCTTCGACGATCACATAGCAGCGCTAATCAAAGAGACGTCTTCTGTATTTATGATCAGAGATGGTAGGGATGTTATGGTATCTTCGTACTATTGGTGGAAGTTACAGAGAGGTACTGGTCCTTATTTTATGAACAGAAGTTTCCAAGATTTTATCTATGGAAGGATTCAGATACCGCCATCGGACTGGATGTATAATGGCGGCCAGCAGGACTATAAACGACACAAACCAGAACCTGAGATGTATACAGATCCTATAGGGTACTGGGCAAATTACATTGATAGTTGGTGTGGTCAACTACCTACAATTAAATTTGAGGATCTAAAAGACGGCCAGCAGGCGCAAATTACCCGATGCTCATCGGAATTAGGCGCGCCGACTAAGAATAGTGAAATACACACCGTTAATAAGCTTGTGGGTCATGCCCCACGAAGGGGCATAAAAGGCGACTGGAAAAATCATTTTACTAAGGAAGATGAGAAGTATTTCTGGCAAAAGGCCGGAGAAGCGATGGAGAAATATGGCTATAAAAGATGATGTAATTATAGGGGATTTTACCGGTATCTGGCACCCGGAAACATCTAATATCTATGGATGTACTATAGGTGATTACTGTAACATAGGTGCAATGGTAGAGATCAGGAAGACTGTAGTTATCGGTGATGGATGTAAGATACAAGCTTTCGCATTTATACCTGAAGGTATAGAAATAGGCAACAATGTATTTATAGGCCCACATGTATGTTTTACTAATGATATGTACCCAAGAACAGAGGGACAGTGGGAAACATATAAAACAAAGATTGAGGATGGTGTTAGTATAGGTGCTAATACTACTATTTGTCCGGGGATTACTGTCGGCAGCAACGCTATGATAGGGGCAGGGTCAGTTGTAACTAAAGATGTCCCTGCTAATGAATTGTGGTACGGCAATCCTGCCAGAAAGGGAGCGAGAGATATAGAATGAGATTATCAGCGTGTTTATTAACATTGAATGAAGATAGATGGATTGACCTCTGTATAGAGCATATGTATGATCATGTAGATGAGATTGTATGTCTAGATGGTGGTAGTACTGATAATACTATATCTATACTAAGCAAGTATGACAAGGTAAGATATTATACTATACCACAACCTACTGTGGAGCGCGGTGGTGTTGGTTGGAACGAGGGAGACCGGCGTAATATAATACAGGACGTAGCGTATGGTGATTGGATTTTATGTTTGGGCTGCGACGAGCTTTTAGACGATGATGTGTGGGAGAATCTGCATGACTGGCTGAACGAGCACCCAAGTATATTAGGTTATGGATTCTATAGAATAAATTATATATACAGTTTAGATCACCATAAACCTATACATCAGCCAGCTAACGGTGGAGAGGTCAGGATCTTTAGGAATGTGGCAGGTATGCAGTGGGAAACTAACAACGCTCATAATTTTTTATGTTATGGTGGTAAGAGAATGTATGATAGATCAGACGTGACTAATACTAAATATCTTATTCACCACATGCACCGTATAGGCATTAGAGGCCACCAACCAGAGTTTGATAGACGCAACGGGCCAGGGCACTATATGACTGAAGATTATGTGAAGAAGCCCGGCTTCCAAAAGACTAAGGATAATAATTATTTTAGAAAAATAAAATATCCTAATATACTCTACAAAAAAGGAGTTATACTATGAGACTATCTATGGTTTCTTTTGTTAAAAACGAAGAGCATTGTATAGAGTTTATGCTTAAAAGTATAATGCCTTTTGTAGACGCTGGTTATATATTAATAGATGATTTAACAACTGATAGAACAGAGGAAATATGTAAAGACTACGGCTGTGAGATTAGAAAATTTGCTTTTGCTAATTTTGGTAAACTCAGGAACACTTCCTTAGCGTGGATGAAAGAAGTATCCGATTGGCACATACTTCTGGGCGGCGACGAGATATTTGATTCTAAATCAGGCCCTCTCCTAAGAAATAAGGTGGAGAAGGCGGACTTGGCAGGCATTGAGTGTTTAGGTCTTGTTCGTTTAGAGTGGGATAATCTTGAAATGACTGGTGAGCCCATAGCGGTAAGAAAAACTCCGCCAAGAGTCTGTAAAAGCAATGGTTATCCAAGGATACATACTAAAAAGTATTACCACGCTGCTATTCAGGGCTATAAAGGTTTTAGAACTGAAGAAGATTTAATCAAACACCATTTTAGATTTTATTGGATGGAAAAATTAGGAAAAGACCCGGAGAAAAAGCGTGCTTTTTATGATGATTTAGAACATCTGAGAAGAAAAGAGAGGGGGAAAAACATCTGGCCAGATTAAACTATTATGGATAAACAAACATTAGAGAATATAAAAGCGATTAAACATAATGAATCTATGGGTAGCCCGACCTACAAGATTAGAGCTCAACATGTAGACATAGGTGTCGGTAGAATAATTCTAGAAAAACCTTTACACATAGGTAGAGGTTGTTGGTTTGATCTTACAGGTAATATAAAGATTGGTAAATACAGTGAGATATCTGATGACACTAAGGTGTTTACCCATAAACATTACTGGCGCCACTCAAGAGGAAGAAGGAAAGATATACAGCGTATAGAAGCAATAGATTTAATTATAGGTCAAGATGTATTTATAGGTATGAATTCGATTATAGTTACTGTTAGTAACATAGGTGATGGTGCTGTAGTAGGTACTGGCTCAGTTCTTACTAAGAATGTACCGCCATATGAGATTTGGGCCGGAAACCCGGCTGTTAAAATAGGAGAACGTGATGATTAAACTATCGGTAGGTTTACCATTTTTTAGATCTAAGTATATAGGCTGGGCAGCGTTAGAATCACTATGTAGACAAGAGCATATAGATTTTGAATGGGAACTTGTTGTAATTGAAGAGCAGAATAACACAGAGGTTATGGGCAGAGAAGAAATAGAAAGATATTTACCTAGATTAAATTCAGTAGGTTGTGTTAGTTTTAATTACGTTCCGCTTGTTGGCTGGATTCCTTTAGGTAAAAAATTAAAGAAACTAGTTAGTTTGTTTTCAGATACCGAGGTGGCTATTTGGAATCCAGATGATTATTACGCCCCGCCAAGACTTTTAAGCTCGGCATATCATGTTTTAAAGAACAACAAGGACAAAGATTGGTTTTCTATACCAAAAACTATTTTCTATAACATAAAGGATGGCCGCACCTTAGTTTATGATGTTTGGGCGACAAAGCAAAGACGAAAAGATGATAGTACGGCTAGAGCTTTTAGAACACCTGTTCTAAAAAAAGCTACTCAATATTTTACTAATAAAGAAAAAGGCTGCGATGCAATGGTTCGTGAGTCTTATAAGAAAGCATTAGGAAAGCCAATACAAATATATTTTGATAAAACTGATAGTTGGAAACGAGGATTAAATATAAAAGGTTTAAACAACATATCCCATGCTCAAAAATCTTGGTTTAATAATATACGCTCACCTAGATCCAAGTGCGACGTAGATTTATCTAGATATATACCAAAAGATATTTTGGATAATCTAATGGATTGTCGCCAACACTTAAGTTCTCATAAGGAAGGGGTTAAATAATGCGGGTTGTCTTTATAGCTTTCAAAGATTACGCAAATGCGGTGCATAATATATCTGACGCGCTAAATAGATATGGTATTACTTCTAATGTTATTATGACCAAGGAAAGAACTACTGAGGGTTTTACTGCGCGGTATGACGTCCCTTTTTGGACAAAAAAAGATAAAGCGATGTCTTTAATAGAAGCGGCGGATATATACATGATATGTGAGAGTGGATGTGTAAATTATAAAGGTAAATTAGACTTTAGTTTTCTAAAAAAGATTGGATTTAAAAGAAACAAACCTACAGGTATGGTAGTAAACTCCAGCGTCTATTATAAAAATCCAGAGTGGTTTGAAAGGGTAAGACAACTAGCAGATTTTTATGTAGCTCTTACAATAAATTACCCCATTAGTGGTTTAAAATTGGGGCTACAGCCAGTAGATGAAAATATTTTTAGAGTTAAAACCGACTATAATACTACAGAGTTAGTGGCCGCGGCCGCTCCTGGCTGGTTACGGCAAAAAGACGCTAAAGGGGTGTCATACATCGAAAGTAAAATAGAAAATTTTAGATGTATAATGGCTTCTGAGTTCCAGGATTATCCTACGATCTTGGATAGAATCTTTGGTTGTGATATATTTACTCATGGTATTTATTATGCTTATGGTTACACTTTAATAGAGGCGGGAATGATGGGAATACCTTGTTTTGGTAGTATATTGGATAAAGATAAAAAACATGTTTTGTTAGGCGGCGAATACCCTGTTTACGACATAGGTAGAAGAGGTGAAAAAATACCAGAAATGTTAGAATTTTTTTCTTATGAGAAGAATAGGGAAATTTATGGCAAAAAAATGCGTAAGTGGGCATTAAAATACCACAGCCAACATGCTTGTTATAAAGTATACAAAAAGATATTTGAGGAGGTTCTATGAGACTGATAGTAGCAGGTAGATCTAGGAGTGGCACAACTATACTTAGAGATGTTTTAAGTCATCCTCCAAATTCACATATAACTAATGAAATGAGAATTTACAACCAACTAACTGTTGAAACAGATGTAAATAATTATTTTAAATTTCTATCTACTAAATTAGGGCCACGTAACAAAATACCCATGCATGTTACTCCGCAGGAATTTCTACGTAGATGTAAGACTAATACCACAGGTAAAAATATGCTTCAAGGACTTTATTCGGTTGAAAAGGTTTTGTTTGGTGATAAATATGAAGTTTTTGGTGATAAAAGCGGGGTTGGATATTACCTTCTTGATATTGTAAGTATATTAAAGGAGGACGTGAAGATAATACATATTTACAGAGATGGTAGGGATAGTACTGCCTCTGGTCTGAGGCATAGTGAAGGCGGCAAGAACCATCGACCGTGGGCAACTACTAGTGCCTATAAAAACTCATTGCATTGGGCAGAGAAATTAAATATATGGTTTGATATTAGAGAAAAATTAAAGACCAATCAATATTTAGAGATTAGATTTGAGGATTTTATTGTAAGCCCTTATTTGAATGCGCAAAAATTGTCCATATTTACCGGGATAAGTGAGGGCACCTTGAGAAAATCCGAAGATCACCTGATAAAAAGAGACACTGCACATATTGGCTATTATAAAAAATGGATTTCTAATTGGAAAAAAGATCTGGCGCCAGAAGCCATAGAAGTTCTACATAAATTAAAGTATATTTAGGGGAGATGAGATGTCACATTTTTCTATCGAAAGGAAGTATATAAATAATATAACTGGACTGGTGTCTAACAATATAAAAGACGTCCTTTCAGGTGATGTTGTCATAGATCCTAAGTTTGTAGCTAAGGGCAAACCTGAGACAACTACCCCCTTTAAGGATATAGATATATTAGATTATCGAACAGTGTTTTCTGATTATATAAAGGAAATAAACAGAGTAAAAGCCTTTGATTATGATTTATATTTTGATGTTTTAGAGGAGTCAATACGTAATTTATGGGACCCCGGTAAGTTTTATTTGATCTTCCATTCATCTGGTTATGATAGTAGAATTACTTCTTATTTCATTGATAAATTATATAGTACTGCTGCGCCAGCGGGTATACTTTTTGTTAGTTTTCCAAATGAGGCCCGGCTGTTCAAGGATATTATGTTCTATAAGGGATGGGCCGAACAGGATTTGTTTATATACGATCTTCACAAAGACCCACAAACATATAATTTTAAAACGGCGTGGCAGTCTTTAAATGGACCGTCAGATTATCCAGTATTTAGATTTTATCACTGCGTTAACTATCTACAATCTATAGATAAAATTCCAAAAGAAAATTTAGTTATGTTTGTTTCGAGTTACCAGAATGAATTGTTGGAGGCTAGAGGTACTGTGGATCAATTCTTCAAGGAATGGTATTACACAAGAAATGCTAGACTTGATGCGTCGCTCCCTTTCTATAGAAGAACTCCTTTTTTATATCCCAAATTAGTGGATACAATTTTTAGTTTTAAGCCAAACCGTGCTGTAAATGATCTTAGATATAATCTAGTGAAAAGGTTGGACTCTAAGTTGGCTGATTTACCTAGAAAAGGACACAATCCAAATAAAGTATTCCCTGATATTGTGTTTAGAAAAATTGTTGGGGATTTTGAGAATTCTACTCTATTTAAATATATTAACACTGGGGATTTTAATTATTCGCCTAATTACACCAAGTCAGGCCGTTGGTGGACTTATTGGAGCATAGCCTCTTTAGTAGAACAGTTGCTTAGGGAAGGGAAAAAAGTAATTTACGGGAATAATATTATATAAGGAGATTAATTATGAGAGTAGTTAATATAGAAAAGGCTGGTCAGGTTGTAAAGTTTAATATTAGTGAGCCTACCGAGCATTTACAGAAAGACTGGCAGCGTTTGCGTTTTTATGAAGGCAAAATGTTAGATTATATAAAGAGCAATTACGATTTGGGCGGCACATTTATGGATGTTGGCGCAGCCATCGGCAACCACACTTTATTTTTTGCTAAAGTATGTCAGACAGATAAAGTCGTATCTATAGAGCCTGTTAATTCTTCATATAATTATTTAGTTGGGAATATAAATCTTAATTCTGTTGAGAATAAAGTTATCGCGTTGAATTTAGCAGTGTCTGATGCTAATGGTTCAGGTAGTATGGAGAAATTCTTTGTTGGTGGTAGAAGTAATCGTGGAATGCATAAATTAACAGAGGGTGATGATACTACAGTAAAAACTATAGATAGTATAGTGACCGAGCAAAAATTAGAAAATATATCTTTGATGAAGATGGATGTTGAATTCAATGAGGTTAGGGCTTTGAGGGGCGCCTCTAATCTTTTAAGTAAACATCGCCCGATACTGTTCATTGAAATTGATGATCCAAATAATAAAAAAATAGTCATAGATCTATTAAATAGTTTTAATTATAAAATAGGTAAACGATTCAACTCATCAGATACCTATGAATTTATACCGGAATAAAGGAGATTTAATATGGAAAGTTATGACGTGATATGTATGGGTACAGGAGAGATTGGAAAGCCTTTGTATGAACTATTTAATGGTGTGTACAAAACGTTACCGCTGGACCCAATTAATTACCCAGACAACGAAGCTGCACCGTGTACTTTTTTACATGTCTGTATACCAGGGAACCTGAACATTAGCGAAGAGATTAAAAAGATATATGCTTATGCCAGCCCAAAATATATTATTATTCATAGTACTGTAGTACCAGGCACAATAGATAAGATACAGCATGATTATGCCGAACCCGTTATACATGCACCTGTACAGGGTAAACACGCAGGCAATCAAATGAAGAAAGATATGTTGAGATACCCTAAATATTTAGGGTTTCCACACACAGCTACAGAAGAAGATATTGTCGAGGTAGTGGAACATT